CGCGTGATATTTCGAATGGGGTCGCGACTCTGTCAGAGTCAACCGGCATCCCAATTGGGGAGCGCCGGATCACCATGGCCCACACCCGCAGTCAAAATGGCCGCATTCGTGCGACTATCAAGATTACGGTCCCTGTGGTCCAAGATGTGGAAGTCAACGGAGTTACGCGTGCAACCATCGTTAAAACGAATTATGCAGACCTTACGTTCAACTTCGACAATATCAGCACTGCTCAAGAGCGTGCTGACGTCGTGTCGTTCGTTGAGGAACTGTGTCAGTCGTCTCAGACGATGGTCAACAAGTTTCTCGTTGACCTCGAAGGCCTCTACTAAAAATGGAGAGGCGCCCGAACAATAAATCCGGGCATGTGTCGTATTCTTATGACACATCTTCTGGTGAGAGGGTTGTCTTGATGATCGGTTTGATCATCTTGATTTCCTTTCTTGCCTATCTGTTCGTGGGCAGAAGCCCCGAACTTAATCATATAGGAGCACCTAATGATACTCCCACATCGACGCAGACGATCGAAAACAACAACGATCGATCTGAAAGTGATGCCCGAGGGCTTGACAGAGACGTTCTTGGAGCGACTCAACGCACTGGGCGGATCCGTGAAAACGGACCACCTGCTGCGCGAAGTTACTTCTAAGTTCGTTTCTACCGACACAGCACCCGCCTCAGTGAGGCGGGACGCAGCTATTAAGAAATGGCTGCAAGCTGAGGAGACCAATGAGCAGACGAACATGCGTATTTTATTAACAGACGAGGAATACAATATTTTACCTCGTCTCACGTATGCTCGTTTCATTGGCTTCTGTCGCGATCTCGTTAAAGAGATCATCGGTGAGACACCTCCGTTAGACGTCCTTATCGGGACGTTTTCGGGGGGTGCATCGACAAGTCGGAAACGTACTGAGAGCCATCCGGCTCTTAAGTACCTCGGAAAGGCACACGCCACCCCCCGATGCAAGGAACTATTCGACGATGTCATTGTCGAGGAAATTCCAAGCTGGTTGGGGGAAGGGAACAACTTCCTTGAAATTGAGGAAGTCCCTGGTAACGTGCTGTTCACGGTCCCTAAGAAAACGGATATTGACCGGGTTGCTTGTAAAGAACCCGATATCAATATGTTCGTTCAGAAGGGGATAGGCAACTATATAAGACGTTGCCTACGATCTGTCAACATAAACCACAACGACCAGTCGATAAACCGG